CAATATGCCAACTTGGAAGCGGAGATTTCCAATTTCCATATTAACAACATCATGAATGGGTTAGCCCCATCAATGTTGATAAACTTCAACAACGGGCAACCACCCGCAGAGGTTAAAGACACTGTCGAAGCCCAAATCAAACAAAAGTTTGGCGGATCGTCAAACGCGGGAAGGTTTATTATCAGTTGGAATGATGGCAAGGATTCAAGTGCGGATATTACACCCGTACAATTGAGTGATGCTCACAACCAATATCAGTTCCTTTCACAAGAATCCATGCAGAAAATCATGGTGGCGCATCGTATCGTTTCGCCATTACTTTTGGGTATTAAGGACAACACTGGATTTGGTAGCAACGCAGACGAATTGAAGTCAGCGTCTATCTTGTTTGATAATGTTGTGGTACGACCTTTCCAACGATTGATTATTGATGCAGTTACCAAGGTATTGAATTTTAACGGGTTTAATTTGAATCTTTATTTCAAGACCTTACAACCTTTGGAATTTACCGATTTGAGTGGCAATGTCATTGATGATGAAACCCGTGAAGAAGAAACGGGTGTATCCTTGGCAAGTCAAAAAAAAAAGATTGATTTAGCGGATTCATACACAGATTACCCCGAAGGTGCAAAGAGCAACGCTAAAAAGGCGTTGGATTGGGCAGAAAAGAACGGATGGGGTGAATGTGGAACGCCAGTAGGCAAAGCCCGTGCAAATCAGTTGGCAAATGGTGAACCCATAAGCCGTGAAACCATTGCAAGGATGGCAGCGTTTCGCCGTCACCAACAAAACAAAGATGTACCATATTCCGAAGGATGCGGTGGTTTGATGTGGGATGCATGGGGTGGTGATGCGGGTATCCGTTGGGCAGAAAGTAAATTAAAGGAAATTGATTTATCCAAAGACATGACCATCGCAGATGAAAAGTCATGGATAGAACATTTGAAAGGTAAGGGGGAAATAATTAACACCGATGAATGGGAACTTATTGATGTACAAGAAGTTACAGACGCGGACGAAGAACTAAGATTTAACTTGGCGTATGACAACCCCAATAAAAAAAGTGATGACGATAAAGGGGTGTACAAAATCAGATACCGTTATGGTCCTGATTTCGTATCCAACAAATCAAGGGAGTTTTGCTCTACAATGGTTCAAGAAGCCAAAAGCGGAGTGATATTCCGTAGGGAAGATATCATCCAAATGGGTGATGCGGGTGTGAACGGACAATTCGCCCCAAGCGGGAAAAGTTCCTATTCAATTTGGAAGTACAAAGGCGGTGTAAATTGCCACCACAGATGGGAACGATTGACATTCAGGCGCAAACAAGTCAAAGGAAAGTTTTTGCCTAAACAACCAAACGAGGTTGGCGAAAGTAGGGATTTAGATAATTACAACGAAGTATCAAACAAAAGCGCAGACAATGCGGGTGTGCCATTCTCACCAAGTGGGTGGAATACCGCCAAGACACGCCCCATTGATATGCCAAACAAAGGATCATTAAAGAATAAATAAGATGTACGCAAACGATGACATATTACTGGTTGACAAAGAACTAATCTTCAAATACACCCAATTGGGGGGAAATGTGGATGTGGACAAAATCTATCCCTTTGTTAAAATCAGTCAAGACATACAAGTTCAAGAACTTTTGGGTACGAAGTTGTATCGGTACATTTTAACCCAGGTGGAAAACGGGACTTTAACGGGCAATTACCAAACTTTGGTTTCACACTATGTTCAACCGATGTTGATTCATTACGCCATGGCCGATTTGTTGTTGTTTCATGGTTACGAGGTCAGCAATGCGGGTATTTTGAGGAACTCACCCGAAAACACCACATTGCCAGATAAAACCGAAATTGATACATTGGTTCAACGCCAAAGAAACATCGCGGAAACTTATCGTAGACGGGTTGTGGATTATTTGAGTTACTACCCACAATTATTTTCACAGTACACCGAGGACCAACAAGCGGGTGAATACCCAAATACAAATCCGTCAAACTATGTTTCATGGAATCTGTAAAGAAAACATATAAACCCAAGGATGAAAAGGTCAAGAAATTGACCAATTACATGACGCAATTGAAAACCATCAATAAGGTGAAGTGCGATTTGTTTGTCAAAGGTGGTAAATTATTAACACTTATCATCTTGTTGACGGGGTGTTCTGCGCAGTGGCATTTAGAACAAGCCATCAAAAAGAACCCCGCCATGGCACAAATAAGCGTGTATGGCATTGATACCGTGTTTGTGCGTGATTCTGTGACCATTACAGACACTTTCGTGAGCAAAACGATTGATACCATCACAATTGAAAAGGATGGCGTTAAAACGATTGTATATCGAAATCACGATGTGATAAGAGTTCAGACAATTGTTAAGGCAGACACCATCCGTTATACCAAAACCATTCAGTTACCACCACAAATTCAGTACAAAGAAAGAATCAGCGTACCACAAAAAATTGGTGTGGCGATTGGATCGGTGTTATTTTTACTTTTACTTTTTGCATTGATAAGAAAATGAGCAATTGGAACAACCCAAATAATCCGAACAACACACAGAATGGGTGGAAAACCCCATCAAGGTCATCCCCACAAGGTGGTGGAACACGGGCGTGTTTGTGCAAGGACAAAAACACATACTCCAAAAAGTGTTGTGATGGCACTTTGTGGGCGCAAGGCATTGGGCAAATCACACGAAACCCCCAATTTACAAATGTCAAATGGGAAGATGTAAAAATGCAATGGGTTGATTTAACAGAAGAAACTTGGAATAATTTATAAAACATGGGAAATACATTAACGGGATTAACACCCGCAACGACTTATGATGCCTTAATTAAAGTGGGCGATAATAGCCCAGTAGATGGCACATTAAAACAATTATCTGATGGATTGGGAAATGATATTCCAATTTCAGTATCAACATCAAGTATAAATTTAACAGGCACGGCAACCGTTGGTGGTGTGGCGATTGCTAATACAACACAATTAGCCGCAAAACAAGATACATTGGTATCGGGAACGAATATCAAAACCATTAATTCAACATCCGTTTTGGGCAGTGGAAATGTATTGATTGATAAAACAAGTATTGGTTTAGGTAATGTTGTCAATGTAGATACTACAAATGCATCAAATATATCGAGTGGAACATTAAACGATTCACGCCTATCATCTACGGTCACAAAGCAAGGAAACACATTTAATGGAGCATCTCAATTAGTTCAGTTGGATGCATCTGCAAAACTTCCAGCCGTTGACGGAAGTCAATTGACCAACTTACCAAGTTTCACACCACCAAATGGATTATTAAAAATCGCATCTGCAATGTCATCAACACTACAAACTGTTAGTGATTATTTGAACAATTTAGGTGTTTTACAATTATCAAATAGGCGTGTCGGTGTTTTACAAGATAGTGGTGTAACTACACAAGTTTCCTCTGTAATCCAAGCAACAACTACCAACGCCAACTTAGTAATCGCTCCTAATGGTACAGGTGCTTTGATTGCTGATATTCCAGATGGAACTGCTACAGGTGGAAATGCAAGGGGTATAAATGCGGTGGATTTGCAGATGAAAAGAAATACCGCAGACCAAGTGGCGGGACCAGGTGAATATGCGGTAATTTCAGGTGGAACAGCTAATAGAAATAAAGGACCTTATGGGTTTATAGGTGGGGGCATAGGTAACGCCATAGATATTGGAGGAGCGGGAAGTAATTATACTTCGAATGTAATAACGGGTGGTACAGTTAATTTAATCAAAGAACTTTCAAGAAGTTCAGTTATATGTGGAGGATGGGAAAATACAATAAATAGTGCTGAAAATAGCGTGATTGGTGGGGGTAGGTCTAATAATGCGTTTAATTATATATCACATGCAACTATAGGTGGTGGACAAGGAAATTCGGTATCTTCAAATCACTCCACCATATCAGGCGGACAATCAAACACAGCATCTACAAACACACACGCTACGGTAGTTGGTGGACAAGGTAATACGAGTAGTGGGGCGCACTCTGTAAGTGGTGGTTTATCGAATACAGCAAGTGGTACAAAATCTGTTTCATTTGGCGAATCAAATACAAATTCCGCGTCTTATAGTTTTGGAATAGGGTATAGAACTACTGGTTATTTATATGGTCAATTTCAAGCAGGAAGCGGTTTTTTTACAGCCAATAGCGACGCTCAACAATCTAATTTAACTGCACGTAGAGAAGCATCTCTTGGTTCAGCTGCAACTACAGTATTATCTTTAGATGGTACAGGCGTTACCAATTTAATTATTCCAAGTGGTAATAACAGAGCATGGAATGTTACAATTGACACTATCGCAGTAGTTACGACAATTACTGGAACTGCAACGGGGGTAAGTGTTGGGGATTGCTACAGAGAAACAAAACAACTTTTATTTAAGAGAATAGGTGGCACGTCTTCAATAGTTGGAACTGTAGACACGTCTGCAATCAAATCGGATTTGGGAATGGCAACGGCATCAATCACAATTTCTGCTGGTGGCTCTCAAGAAATGGCTATTACATTCACTGCCCCTACTTTCGTGGGTGGTGGTTCTGTAACTTGCAGAGTAGTTTCAAAAGTTATGTTGGTGGAAGTAGCATACTAATCAATAACAAAAATATAAAATATAAAATTATGGCACTATCAATAAATACAACAATTACAACCGATGAAGGATTTGAGGTATCAAATGCCTTTGGTTACTTGAACATTTTTATTCTTGCTCCTCAGTCTAATTGGGTGAACTTGTCTTACTACAAATCAGAAAGCGATTGGATAGAAGGTAAATCACCATTGAATGTTAGTACATTGCCAAATCAAGTACAAACTGAACTGACAACACAAGAATTTTGGTCTACAACTTTGGCACTGACTATTCATGAAAAATGTAAAACACAAATCGAAAATGTAACTGGATTGAATACGGTTACAATAATTCAATGAGCAAACAATTAAACTTAAAATCGTTTTATTAAGACATGGCAGCAATTAAAAAACCCAATGCCCTACCCGTGTCGTTTGACCAATTTCGCAAAAACCCAATTGCTGCCGTTGCTTTTTGTATGCTGTTGGCCGTTTCTTATCTTTACTTTGACCTTCGTTCGGGCTATAAAGAACAAATTGAAAAGGCAAACCAAAAGATAGAAGCGTTGGATGTTAAGATTGACAAACTTACATACGCCCTTAAAAAGTCCGATTCGTGTTTAGCCGCAACCATGACCGAAATACGCATCATGCAAACAATGAAAAAACTATGAAAAATCTTTTAATCGTATTTAGTGCATTGTTTATCACTGGCTATGTGTTCACAATTGCCCACGCTAAAACAAGCCCACAGATTGACGAAATAGACGCGTTGCTTAACAAGGTATCAAAAAACATTCAAAGTGCGGGAGAAGCCACGAAAATGGCTCAAACGATGAACGCAAAGATGGTTGAATCAAAGGTTGCGGAAAAAGAAGCGTTAAAAGCGGATGTTGCCAAGGCACAAGCGAAGGCGGAAAAGTATGCAAAGACCATGATGTTTATGGGTGTTGATACGGCCATTGCGGACATGGACACTGTGAGTTTGAACAATATGCTAAAACTAAACGGACTGTAATGGCAACCAAGGTTAAGAGCAATACAACGACATTTCGTGTGAAGCCCAAGAAGAAGTTGGGCAGACACACCAAGCACATCAATAAACACAAATCAAAAAAGCCCAGTGTGGGTCAAGGATAATGGACAGATTTAAAGCAAATGTAACGGGCATTGTAGCCATCCTAATTTTGGCATTGAGTTATGCCATTCTATTTTCAATTATCTTTTGGGATTTCCCAACGGATCAAAAGGACATTTATTTTACCATTGCGGGTGGGGTAACATCCATTGTGACTATGGTAGTATCATTCTATTTTGGCGCATCAAAGAAACAAGATGAAAATTAAACAAGTACCATTCAGAGCATACAATCGCGAAGCGGTTAAAAAGACCCAGGTGTATTTACACCATACCGCAGGAAATGGAAGCGGTGAACAAACCTTTGCGTATTGGGAAAAGGTTGCCAACAAGGTTGCCACTTGCGTTGCCATCTCAACTGACGGCACAATCGTACAAGGGTTTGGCAGTGAGTATTGGGCGTACCATTTAGGATTAGGCACAAAGCATTTCATGGGGCATGGTTGCCCGTATCTACCTTTGGATAGAACATCCATTGGTATTGAGGTTTGCAACTGGGGACCAATCACCAAAAAAGGCACAAAGTATTACAACTATGTGGGTGGTGAAATACCATCGGATGAAGTGACTGAACTTTCAACGGCCTACAAAGGATACAAATTGTGGCATAAGTATACAGACGAACAGATTCAATCCGTTAAGGACTTGTTAATCCTTTGGAATGAAAAGTACGGCATAGATTTAACCTACAACGAAGATATTTGGGTTGTAACCAAGCGTGCATTGAAGAACGAATCAGGTGTATTCACCCACAATTCAGTTCGTGCGGACAAGGCGGATGTGTATCCTTGCCCCCGTTTGATTGAAATGTTGAAGTCACTTACAAAGGAAAAGTAACCATTTACAAAAGAAGTGGGTTAATTCTCACTTTTTTTTAATCTTTTTGTATTTGGAATTTGGAATTACAAATTATTACCCCTTATTTTGAACCCATGATACAAACAAATATGACAAACAACTTAAACGAAAACGAAATTGTGATTTTGAAAGCAATTGTAAACGCATCTTACAAGTACACCCGTGGATGCTTTACCTACTTCAACGAAGTAATTGAATTTGTAAACGGATTAAGCCAAGAACAAGTGAAAGGTTACATTTCACAATTGACTCAAAAGAATTACATTTTCATGAGCAAAGACGAAAATGGTGATTACCAAATCACCCCAGGTATGACCTTTGAACTTTTTACTCAATACCAATTCTAAAAAAAAACGGGGGTGTAAAAGCCCCCTTAAAACTATGGAAGCAATCATCAACATTTACGAATGCGTTTATCGCACAGAAAGCGGAAAGGAATTGTACACCAAAACATGGTATGCGCCAACATGGGAACACGCCTTTCGCATGGCTGAAATTTACCGCACAGTCACTTTACACGATGCGTTTGATTTTATATTAAAACGCATTTAATTTGGAATTGCAAATACTTTAACCTATTTTTGAAAAGACAAATAACATGGATATCATTTACTTAATCATCGGAACACCCATCGCATTTGCCATTGGTTAT